TGACATGCCCGTCCCGATCGCCACGGTCCTTACCGCGGACGGCCGCGCGGTCGTGCCCGGCCAGGTGAAGATCGAGGCTGGCGCTCCGGAGAACAAGATGGAGCGGGGCGCGCCGGCGAACAAGGCCAGGGCCGGGAGACGATAGATGCCCGTCGCCGCGTCCTCCCTCGTCACGCTCGACCAGCTCAAGGCCTATCTGGGCCCCGGCTTCTCGGGGAACCAGAACGATGCGCTCCTCGAGCTCCTGGTCGACAGCGTGACGGTGATGTTCGAGTCCCACCTCGTCCGGACGCTGGCGAAGACGGTGTACACGAACGCCTATTTCGACGGGAGCGGGAGGCCGACCCTCTGGCTGCCGAACGGTCCGGTGAGCAACCTGGCCTCGCTCTACGAGGATGACGTTCTCCTGACCGAGGGTATCGACGAGGACTTCATCCTCTATCCTGGCGAGGCGCCGAGCTATCTGGCCCGCCTTGAGAAGACGAGCGGCGTCTGGCTCAAGGGCCCGAAGACGGTCAAGGCCACCCTCACGGCCGGCTTCGTCGTCCAGGGCGCTACCGTCGGCGTGGGCGAGACCGCGCTTCCGAGCGACCTCCGACTGGCGTTCTCGATCCAGACAGCCCGTGAGTGGAAGAAGACCCAGGGCTCGGAGTGGGGTGAGTCGTCCCGCACTTTCCCGGACGGTTCGACGACGCGGATCGAGCGGGGCCTGCTGCGGGAGGTCGAGGAGATCCTGGCCAAGTACAGGAGCTTCCGGATATGATGACCCTCCAAGCGGACTTCAGCGGGGCGATCAAGAAGTCCGCGACCTTGCACTCGATCCCTCCGGCGGCCAGGAAGGTTCTGTCGATCTGGTGCGCCGAGACGGTCAAGCAGCTCAAGCGCTCGGCCGCCGACCTCCAGAAGAGCGGCAAGGGTCGGAAAACCGGCCAGCTCGCCCGCAGCGTCTCGTTCCAGGTCGACCTTACCGGCGAGTTCTACACCGCCAAGGTGGGGACGAACCTCGCCGGCGCCGGCGTCTCCTCCAAGTACGCCAAGATCCAGGACGAGGGCGGCGTGACCCACCCGACCGTGACGCCGCGGATGCGCCGCTGGGCCTGGTTCATGTACCGCAAGGAGCAGGGCGTCCAGCGGCGCGAGCTGAGGAGGATCCTGCCGGGACTCTCCCGGACTCAGGTCCGAGAGACGGCTAGGATGGGCGCCTCGAAATACCTCGGGATCGCGCTGACCAAGAAGACGAAGCTGGATGTCCACGTGCCTGCGTCTCGCTGGTTCTCACGGGTCATCGACGAGCGGCGCCCGGCCCTCGCGGAGATGATGGCAGAGACCGCCGTTCTCCGTCGAGCCGAGGAGATGGCCGCCGAGGGCAGGGGGAAGTCGTGAGCACGCCCACGAAACCCCTTCGTCTCCAAGTCCTGGACCGAATCATCGCGGTCCTCAAGGCCATCACCGAGGGCGAGTCGTACTGGAAGACGCCCGGCCCGATCGTTCGGCGCCACATCGGGGACCGCGAAGCGGCTTCCTTCCCAGTCTACGGGGTCTTCGCCGGCGAGGGCAAGTCCCCTGAGGAGATCAACGGCGAGTACACCGAGGAGTTCGAGGTCGTCGTCAAGGGAGTGGTCCAGTCCCACACGGACCTGGTCGAAGAAATGGAGCACGCCATCGCGGACATCCGCAAGGCGGTCGACGCGGACGCCCGCTCCGGCGCCGCCGGGACGCTCGGCGCGCTCACCATCTACGCAAGGCTGGGGACGAGCATGACCGACGAGGGCGAGAACCTCGCCGCAGGCTTCGGCTATTTCGAGCAACGGTTCCTGGTTCAGATCGCCGGGGACCCATTCGGAGCTTAGGAGGAACTCATGGGAATCAAGGGACACAAGACCCGCGAGGTCGTCTCCGTCTACGACCCGGCAAAGAACGCCTACCGCGACACGAGCGTCGCCGAACTCCGGCTGCAGCTGCTGTCGATGGGCTTCACCGAGGCCGATGCGGACAAGAAAATCGCCGAGCTCGTCGAGAAACAGCACGGCCCTAAGGAGGACTGAGATGGACAGCAACATGCAGAGGGACATCCGCCCCGCCGTCGACGCCGGCCGCGGCAACGACGGCGCCAGCGCGCGCCCGGTCGTGGCGATCTCCGACCGGCTCCAGTACAAGACCGCCTGGCGGATCCGGCGCTGGGCCTCGGAGGAGGATCGGCGGGCCAACCGGACCTACACCGACGAGGAGGCGCTCCGCCTTTTCGGCGCCGCGCAGACGACCGAGATTCAGGGCAACCTGCTCCTGAACGAGGGGATCAACGAGCTCTGGAGCCTCGTCTGCGGGACGGGCGGGGTCAAGTTCGACAACACCAACGCCTACCTGGGCGTCGGCGACTCGAGCACGGCCGCGGCCGCGACGCAAACCGGCCTGCAGGCCTCGACGAACAAGCTCTACAAGGCGATGGATGCGACCTACCCGACGTACGGGACGTCGCAGCTGGCCACGTGGAAATCGACCTACGGGAGCTCCGAGGCCAACTTCGCGTGGAACGAGTTCACGGTGGCCAACGGCAACAGCGACAGCGCGGACAACCTCAACCGAGTTGTGTCCAGCCAGGGGACGAAGGTGGCCGGCCAGACCTGGGAGCTGACACTTCAGATCACTCTGAGCTGAGACAGGAGGGCCCTGCGTGAGTTTGACACGGACCGAGCTGCTGCAACTGGTGGCCGACAGCTACCAGACCGATCCCTTCCGCACCTGGCGGCAGCGCGATGACCAGATGCACTACAGGGCCCTGTACGTCAAGAAAGACTACCAGCTGGTCGCAATCCGCGACGGCTACTCAGCCAAGCTGGCCCGCATAGTCGACCACTACCAGTCCATCCGTGACGGCCTCCACTTCGACATTCCCGAGGCCATACGCGAGGACGTGCTGGAGTGGTACCAGGCCAAGCTGCTGCGGCTGGCCCTAAAGTACCGCGACACGCTGACCGAGATCCGCGGGCGGGCCCTGGCACAATTCGACCGCAACCCCATCGGCACCACCTACTACATCGACCTCGACGGCGGCAACGACGGCGCGAACGGGCTGTCCACGTCGACGGCCTGGCTGACCACGGGCCAGTTCACCAGCGTGACCGTGCGCAGCGCCGGCGACATAGCGAAGATACGCGCGGGGACCAGCCAGGTCGCGTCGGCCGACATCTTGGCCGATGAGGACGGAACGTCCGCCCTCGGCCTGATCGAGCTGCGCGGCTGCACGTCGCTGGACGACCCCTGGGGCGACGCCTCAGACGTCCGCCCCATCATCGACTTCAACGGCGGCGCCTACGCCATGCGCTGGTCGGGCGACGCCAGGTGGGGCTTCTATAACCTGGAGGTGAAGGGGTCCGCGTTCAACACCTACAACAGCGGCCAAATCGGCATGGACAACTTTGAATACTTTGAGATGAAGAACTGCAAGGTGCAGGAGGCGCGGCATGCAACGCTTGCCTACGGCCTCGTCCTCTACGGCTACGGATTCGCCCTCATCGAAGATAGCATCATTGTTGGCAATCGAAATGTCGGAATCCGCTTCGACCGCGGGCACGCGCGAGTCCGCCGCACCACGTTTGACGGCGGCGGAACTTATAGCCAGGATGTCGGCGCTCATCTCGCCAACGGCGCCCACGTCATAATGGAAGAATCGACTTTCGGCCAGACGACCGCGCACGATACGAATGATTTCACCGCAGCCGACGGCAGCCAACTCTACTTGAACGGCTGCACGTCGCGCGATTTGGTCAACGCAAGCCGCTCTGGGTCTGGCGTGTCGCGATGGGAAAAGCACGTATGGGCGCCGTCGGGTTCGCTGGCCGCCAACGGCTCTATCAACGGCTGCATGACCATCGAGAGGCAAACCTCTGTTGTGCGGTCGGGCGGCTCAGATTACGCGCTCAAAATGACGCCGTTCACCAACCTTTTCACGCTCGGTAAGTTCTGCCACTCTGGTCTGGATGGCTGCTATGGTCATGCTGCTCGCGCGCCGATTGTTATCTACCTCGCCGCCGGGACGTACACGGTCACGGTCTATGCGCGGGCTGATTCGGTGTTCTCGACCTACCCGACAGCTGACGAGCTGTACCTGGAGGCGACGTACCTGGACGAGGCCAGCGGGCAGTCGCTGGCCTACGCCAAGTCGACACAGGTGCTGTCCGACGGCAGCACGTGGGTCGGCTTCTCTGTGACGATTACGACCGGCCAAGCTGGTCATGTCTTGTGCGACCTCCGCTTCGGCAAATACGAGAGCGGGCGCTCCATCTATGTCGACCCCAACCCGGTGCTGAGTTAGGACGATGGCGACACGCTATGCGCTAGGAAGCGTCAAGGGGAAGTTCACGGACCGGCTTATCTTCGCCTGCGGGCTCCTGCACGGCTACCAGGAGAAGCCCACGGCCAAGTCGGTGCAGGACACCGGCAGCGGGGCCGACCAGGTCTCCAAGGCCGAAGGCGGCGGAGCAAAGAGCATAAGCGACTCCGGAAGCGGCGCCGAGAGCCTTGGGCTTACCGCCCGGATCCCGATCGGCGACACCGGGAGCGGCGTCGACGCCCTTGGCCTGTTCGATAGAATTCCGGTTACAGATGGCGGCTTCGGAATAGACTCGCTCTCAATCCTTGTCGGAATAGCCCTGGCTGACGCGGGTTCCGGCGCCGAGACATTGGTTTCGCTCCTGGCGCGCGTCTCGCTTGCGGACTTAGGGGCGGCAGTCGACGCTGTGACCAGGGTCATTCAGGGCTCGTCGAAGTCCGTCTTGGATTCCGGTACCGGGAATGATGTCGTCGCGGCTTTGCTCGCGAAAGTGACCCGTGCTGATGCCGGGTCCGGTCTCGATGCACTAGTCGTCGCCGCCAGGCTCGCGCTTTCTGACGTCGGCGCCGGTGTTGACGCCGCTTCGAAGATCGAGGGGATCGTTCCAAAGTCCGTCTCTGACTCCGGGGCGGGCGTGGACCTGGCCGCGGTCCTGGCCCGCGCGGCCTTGGCGGATTCGGGCCTCGGCGCGGACCTGGTCGCCGCCATCACCGCGCACATATCCGTCTCCGACCTCGGTTCAGGCGCCGATTACGTCTTCCGGTGGATCGTCGGCACGGCCATCATCCTCGATATCCTCCGGCCGGTTCGGAGGATCATGGCCGTTCCCGAGTCCCCCAGGATCATTATTCTGGCGCCGAAGGATCGCTTCAAGACCATGACTCCGCAGCCCAGGATCCTGCTCATCACACCATCAGAGCGAATCGTGCTGACGGATAGGAGCTAGCCATGTCTACAATCCACGGCGAGCGGACCATGTTCGTTGGGGAGAAGGACTACGTCGGCTTCTCGTTCCAGGGCGGCGACCTGCCCACGGGCGTCACGGTCACCTCCGGCACCGTGGCGGTCACCCCGTCCCCGGGGCTCACCCTTGGGTCCGGGACCGCGCTAATCACCGGAGATAACGACGGGGCTTGGGCCTGGCTCACGGCCGTGACGGCCGGGGTTTACGACGTCAAGTTCACGATCAGCTTTTCGGATACGAAGACCCTCGTCCGGATCTACCGGGTCAGGGTTGAATAGGAGGTAACTCATGATCATCAAGTGGAAGGGCCCGGCACAGCATCTGGACCGGGTTCTCGTGAAGCCCGGAGACGTGATCGACACGGCCGAGCTCGGGATCCCCGAGGAGGCCGCGAAGGTCTGGATCCGCGACGGCGACGCCGCGGAAGTCAAGCAGAAGAAGGCCGCGCACAGCGGCGAGGAGACGTGACATTGCCGGTCCATAAGATCACGTGTCCGGAGTGCGGCCAGCCGATGTGGTCGGACTCAAAGAGATGCCTGCAGTGCTTTCTGACCAAGCATCATCCGCGACGCGGGCTTATAGGTGAAATAGTCGACGCGCAGGGATACGTGCTCATAAAGATGTCAGGCCACCACCTGGCGCGGCGTGACGGCTATGTCCGCGTACATCGGCTGGCAATGGAGAAGAAACTCGGGAGGCGGCTCACAAGGGAAGAGGTCGTCCATCATATAGACGGGGATAAGAGGAACAACAGAGAGGACAATCTCGCGTTATTTCCGAACCAAGGCGAGCACATGGAAACACACCATCAAACGATGGTGAATTCGTTTTAGGAGGCAATCATGGGTGATATCGAAGCCAGGCTGAACAAGTCAGCCATCAAGAAGGGCGTGACCTGGGACACGGAGATCGACGTCAATGTGGCCGGCAACGGGATCTATCTCCTGAATCCCGGCGCGCCGAAGCTCGGCGTCGGGATGCTCGAGGACGACCAGGCCACGGCATTCGAGAAGAACCTGGACGTGGGCAACATCAACCCGACCGACTTCTCGATGGACTGCGACTACCGCTGGGACGGGCTGGAGAACGTCCTCCTGGCCCTGCTCATGGGCGCGTCGCCGGCGCCGACGCAGCAAGGGGCGACGGCCGCCTGGCTGCACGCGCTGTCGCTGGCGAATTCGGCGGCCGGGCTATTCGCGACCTACGCGACGGAGAAGCTCACCAAGATTCATGTCGTGCCTTCCTTCAAGGTCATGAAGGCGACCTATTCGTTCAGCGGCGGCCTCGTCAAGGCCAGCTTCAACGTGCGCGGGAGTCGGGTCATCGACAATTCCACGGTCATCACCGCAATGGCCGCGGTCACCTATCCGGCCAACGCCCACCACCGGGCCAAGGCCTACCAGTCCGTCTTCCGCATGAACGCCCAGGGCGGGGCCGACTTCGGCGGCAGCGACGTCATCAAGCCCAAGGCGTTCACCCTCGAGATCGAGCGGTCGTTCGACGGCGAGCACGTCGCCGGAAGCCAGGTCATCCTCGAGTCTAAGGAAAACGCGAAGCCCAAGGTCAAGCTCTCGATGGAGTTCCCGCGGATGGACGCAGCCAATGCGGCCTACTTCGCGGAGTGGCAGGCCGGGACCGAGAAGAAGGCGGACATCGTCATCACCGGGCCGCTGATCGCCTCGACCTACTACTACTACAAAAAGTTCCAGTTCCCCCGGCTCATCATCGAGGACGTGGAGTACGCGGAGTCGAAGATCATCCCGGCGAAGATCGCGCTCCGGGCCGTCGAGGCCGACGCCGCCCCCACGGGCATGACCGGCCTGACGCTTCCCGTGTACGCGGGGCTGATGAACACGAGGGTCACGTCGCTTCTGGCGTGACGGAGGAACAATGAAATTCAGCGTCAAGGAAAGGAAGCCTTCGGCGGAAGTGTCGTTTGAAGTTGCGAACGGCATGGTGCAGTTCACCGTTACGGCCCTTGATAATGACCAGATCTCGCTCGACTACGTGGGCAAGCCGAGGACGAGCGCAAAGATCCGAGCGGCCTTGGCGGATTGCATCGTCGGCTGGAACCTCGAACGCGAAGATGGGACGCCTTGGGAATGCACGGCCGAGAACAAGGCCCTGCTCATCCCCGATTTGGTCAACCTTGCCGTCAAGGAAAAGAAGGCCGAGGACGGGGCGGTCCTGATCCCGGAGGGGATGCCCCTGGGGCTCGCGCTGTTCAATTTCGCCTCCGCCCCGGAGAACTTCCTAAAAAACTGACCAGCTACCTCGAGCTCTACGAAGGGTCCTGGCCATCGCACCTCCGGGCCGAGGATCACCGGCACGAGGTAGGGGAGGAGACGGGAGCATGCGCCAACTGCCGGCTGGCAGAGGCGGGCGAGAGGATGAGCGCGTTCGAGGTCGCTTGCTGGAACTGGCATCAGGAGAACGTGAACCAAGTCATGATGGAGAGCGGGGCAGCGGGTCTCGCTCTTTACTCTGCCTCCAACCGGTTGAGCGGTGTTGTCCGGACGCTGTTCATTCGCGCCATCGACAGCATCTATCAGACGTTCAAAGCCGTGGAGATGGAGAAGTACAAGGCGCGGAAGAATGAGGAGAAAGGCTAATGGCGCAAGGTGATATCCGCTATGTGATCACCGTCGATTCCACCGGGGCGACGACGAAGATCCAGGACTTCGACAAGGCTATTGAGAGCCTAACGAAGACGACTCCGAAAGCAGCGTCTGCCTTTTCTGGCATGTGGAAGCAGTTCGCCATCGGCCAGCTCGCGATGAACGCGATGAACGCCACGTGGCGGGCTTTCAAAGATGTCGTCGGCGATTCGATCCAAGCGGCCATCGACCAGGAAAACGCCGACAAGGCTCTCGCGTCCGCCCTCGAATCCACGGGCCGTTCCGTCCAGGGCAACATTGAGCACTACAAGGCGTTCGCCGAAGCACAGCAGAAAGTCACGGTTTACGGCGACGAGCAGATTCAACAGGCGCAAGCCCTGATGATCCAATTGGCCCGCCTTGACCAAGAAGGGATGGATAAGGCGACGAAGGGCGCGATGGGCCTTGCCTCCGTCATGGGCATCGACCTTGAGTCGGCGGCGACGCTCGTCGGCAAGGCGATGGCGGGGAGTGCGGCGGGCCTGTCGCGCTACGGCATCGTCGTCGAGGAAGGACTCGGTCCGCAGGAGAAGCAGGCGGCGATCCTCGATAAGCTCCTCCCGATGTATCAGCGCTCCCAGGCAGAGGTCAATACTTTCGGCGGCTCCATGAAGCAACTCAAGAACTTTTTCGGAGAGGTGGAGGAATCCGTCGGTGGGGCCATCGTCGGGAATAAGGACCTGCGCAAGACGATCACCGACATGGCCGAGAAGATGCAAAAGGTCGTCGAATCGGACAGGTTCAAACTCTGGGTCAGCGGCCTGAGCGAAGTTATCAGCACGGTTGTCACCTGGACGGGCAAGCTCGCCAAGGGCATCGTCGACATCGAAGACAAGCTCTTCGGCGCAAAGGGGTGGGATAAGTACATGTCTGACGAGCAGAGGGCGCACGGCCTCATGCAAGAAGGCGTGAACATGATTCACCTTCGCCGCCGCGCTATCGACTCCGACATTGTGTCCGTCAAGGAGTGGGGCGAAATCTTCAAGAAGTACGGATCGTCGAATATTGCCGTCCTCAAGGCCCTGGCCGAAGGCAAAGAGGGCGAGGCGTTCAAAAAGCTCGTCATCGACCTCAAGGCCGAGAGCGAGGCGCTCGCTAAGGCACAAAGCGAGAAGCTCAGACCGGCCGTGAACGAAGTCGGCAATGCGCTCGGAACATCGGCTGAAGCCGCGAAGGCCAGTTCCGACGCCGCGAAGAAGCTCCAGCAGACCATTCAGGGGCTCATCGACCAGGCCGATCCGCTCCGGACCAAGAGCCACGGCCTCATCAACGACATGATCCTGATCGACGCGGCCTTCAAGACCGGGGCGATCTCGTCCTCGAATTATGGCAAGGTGATGGACTGGCTCCAGGCCCAGCTCCGGAACGTCGAGAAGCAGGCCCTCAAAGTTGGCCTGACGGCGCTTCCCCAAGTCCACCGGGAACTCGCGAAGCTCATCGGCGATCCGAAGTTTGCCCCCAAGGTCACGGTCTGGGGCACGACGTGGATCGAGGACATGGAAGCCTTCGGGAAGAAGGCGTCCGAGACGATGGCCGGGGTCCAGGCGGTCGCCAGCCAGGTCTTCGGGCAGCTCGACGCGATCGCCGCGCAGAGCCAGAAGAACAAAGAGATCGCCCTGGACAACGAGTACCAGAAGCGGCTCGAGACGATCAAGGCGACGATCACGAACGAGGAGGAGCAGCGGCGCGCCATCGAAGGCCTGGACGCCGAGTACGACATCAAGCGCCGGAGCCTCCAGCACGCGGCGGCCAAGCAGCAGAAGGCCGCCTCGCTCGCCCAGGCCATCATCAACGTCGCCGAGGGCATCGCGAAAGCCCTGGCCCAGGGCGGTATCTTCGGCCCGATCTTGGCCGCGGCCGTCGCCGCGATGGGCGCCATCCAGATCAAGCTCATCGCGCAGCAGCCCATCCCGTTCAGGGAGGGGAACATCTTCACGCGGCCGACCACGCTCTACACGCCGGCCGGCCGGCAGGTCAACGTCAGCGAGAACGAGCCCGAGATCCTGTCGCCCGAGTCGAAGCTCCGGCGGATCGTCCAGGAGGAGCTCCGCGCGGCCGGCCGCGGCGGCGGCGGCGGGTCGATCACGATCCCGCTCTACATCGACGGCAAGAAGGTCGCCGAGGCGACGGCCAAGCACCACGAAGTCCTCTCCGCCCGCGGCCGGGCCCGGACGAGCGTCCGATCCCTCGTGAGACGGGAGCAATAAGATGGGCATGCTATTCTGCTACCAGAACCTCCTCGCCGCGGCGGTCATCTCGGCCTCGTCCCAGGTCGCCTCCCTGCCGGACGACAACATCGTCCATTTCTGGAAGTCGAAAGTCTGGCGGGCGACCGGCTGCGCCTCGGAATGGGTCAAGTTCGACCTCGCCACGGCCAAGGCCTTCCGGGCCATCCTGCTCACCGGGCACAACCTGACCTCCGGGGCGACGGTCCATTTCCAGGCCAACGCGACGGACGTCTGGACGTCGCCTTCGGTCGACGTGACCGTGGCCTGGCACGCCAACTATCTCGTCTACGTCTGGGCCGCGAGCCAGACCTACCGATGGATCCGGATCACGATCGTTGACCCCGGCAATCCGGACGGCTACGTCGAGGCCGGCCTGGCCTGGGCGGACCCGGCCGTGGCGCCGGAGCGGAATTTCTCGACCTACGAGAAGCAGCCCGTCGACCCGACGGTCATCACCGAGGCCGACTCCGGCCCGGAGAGCTTCGAGGACAAGGAGCCCTATAACCTCCTGAGCTTCGAGTTCAAGAACGTCCTGACGGACGAGATCGAGGCCCTCCGGAAAGCGGTCGGGCTGAAGGATTATTTCTTCATCATTCCCGACTATGACAGCGTCCTGGAGACCGACGGCCGGCATGAGCTCACGGCCTACGGTCGACTCACGGACCTCCCGCAGTATTCCCACCGCTACCTCAAGCGCAAGGACGTTTCCCTGGGCTTCCGGGAGGCGCTGTAAATGTTCCTTACCGGATGGGCCTACCGCAGACGCATCGACATCCAGACGGCGTATCTCGACGCGAACCTAGCCGACTTCCCGCTCTACGTGAAGATTGACGCGGACGGCCACATCGGGGCGAAGGCCCGGTCGGACGGCTATGACATCCGGTTCGCGACAAATGACGGCGTGACGCTCCTCAAGTACGAGCGGGAATCCTGGGCCGTCTCCGACGGGAAGGCCACCGCGGATTTCTGGGTGAAGACCAGCCTGGCGATGGCCGGCACTTATATCTACGTCTACTACGGCAAGGCCGACGCCGCGGACGGCGCAGACCCGGCGAACGTCTGGGACTCTGACTTCAAGGCCGTCTACCACATGAGCGACTACGATGCGTCCCACATCCACGATTCGACGGCCAATGTCAACCACGGGACGAAGAAAGCGGCCAATGAGCCGGTCCAGGCCGCCGGGCGAATTGGATATGGACAGGACTTCGACGCTCTCGATGATTACATAGCGGTCCCGGATAGCGACACGCTCGACTTTCCGAACCTCGGCCTCGGGAACCTCACCGTGGAATGCTATTACAAACGCGGGGTTAACGTGGCCGGCTGGAAACGCTTTCTCGACAAACGCTTCACGACCGCCCCGTTTTCAGGCTGGTGCTTTACGGTATTTAATAGCGGCGGCCAGCAGCTCGTTTATACTTGCGGGCCCACGCTCGTCGTTTATACGGGCTATTATTTCACCGATGACAACTGGCATCATATCGTCGTTTCATTCGACCGGAGCGGATATGGGACGACCTACGTCGACGGCGTACCCGTGGACTATGAAAACATTTCGGGTGGGGCCGCTCAGGATTGGCGCAGCGCCGAGCAATTTATCATGGGGTCCTGCTACGGTCTCGAGTATTCTGATGCCACTCTCGACGAGGTGAGGATTTCGCAGGCGCTCCGGACCGCCGCCTGGGTCAAGTTCGAGTACCGGAACATGGCCGAGGCGGACAATGAGCTGACCTGGGGGGCGCAGGAACTCGCTCCGACCTACGCCAACCTCATCGCCAGCCCCGCAGCACAGAGGGACTTTCTCGTCCGGATCACGCCCCGGGAGCAGCTCCGGGGCTGGACGAAGACTGGTGGCTACACCTACACGTATGAGATCTCCTGGGCCGCGCTCTACGCGATGGGGGATTTCGGGAAGACCTGGCGGGCCCTCCAGGGAGTCGAGCAGAACGGGGCGGCCCTCACGGCCCGGGCCTCGGTCGCCCTGGTCGACGCCAACGCCGGGAGCTACTACTTCGACGAGGCGAACTCGAAGATCTACGTCCGCTGTACGGACGACGGCGCCGCCGACCGGGAATCGGTCTACATCGTCGCCTTCTTCCGGCTCCATTTCGCTTCCGGCATCGGGCGGAACGGCAAGGGCAAGATCTTCGACGGCATCTACTACGAGCCCCTGTTTCTCAAGGACTCCCTGCCGGCCATCCAATCGGAGCAGACAGACTTCCTGACCGGCGGCGGCATGGCCTCGGGCGACCTGACGGTCGAGCTGGCCAATAACAAGCGCTTCTTCGATAAGGTCTGGACGGCCTGGAGCTGGAAGAACGCCCCGATCGATGTCCTCTTTGGCGGCGAGTTCCTGCCCCTCACCGAGTACGCCCTGGTCTATACCGGCTATGTCAAGGACGAACGCTGGCTCCGGGACCGGGTCTCCTTCGATACCGTGAACTACCTCGAGCTCCTGACGCGCCAGGTCCCGGTCAGCCCCCTCTTTGGGGCCGGCGTACTCGAGGCCGACCGTGGCAAGCCCATCCCCCTCTGCTTCGGCCGCGTCTCCGGGATCCGGCCGCTCTGCTCGAACACGAGCCCCGCGAACGGGACCGAATGGACGATCGCCGACGCCGCCTTCCAGACACTCTACGCTATCCCGGCCGTCTACGACGCCGGCGCCGACGTGACCGCCTTTGTGACCAAGGACCTGGCCAACTGCAAGTTCACCTTCTCGAGCTATACGCCGACGGGCGAGATCTCCTGCGACGTCGAGGGCGCGAAGATAAGCGACATCCCGGGCGAGTCGGATACCTCGCTCATGACCAACGCCGCGGACATCGTCCGGTTCTTCCTGCTCAAGGTCTTAGGCCTGGACTCGACGCAGATCAACACCGCCGCCTTCACGGCCGCGAAGGCGGCCCTGGCCGACTCCGAGCTCTGCCGCTATGTCCGGAACCGGCGGAACCTCTCGAGCTACATCAACGAGGTCGAGCGTTCGGTCCTCGGCATCGTCTACCAGGAGAACGACGGCCGCCTGTCTTTCGACGCCTTCAACCCCCTCTACTCGGCCGACGCCACGATCGAAGACCAGGAGATCGCCGGCTACGAGCAGAGCGCCCCCTCGGACAAGATCTTCGCCGGGGTCCAGGTCTATTACGACCCCAGG